GGATGTCTTCCCGTACTACGAAAGCTGCACCAACACCACCAAATCAGACGGCGGATCTGACGCTCTGGATGACGATGAGTTCTATGATCTGCTGGTTGCTTCTCAGGACGCTTATTCAGTAGCAGGGCCGGAAGGCGCTTACAAGTACTTCGCCAAAAAAGTGAGCAGTGAGATTGCCGATGTGGTTGTCAATTCTCCGCTCATGTCCACGGTGTACCTGTATGTTCTGATGAATGACGGCACGATTGCCAGTTCTGAAATCAAAAACGCTGTGTTCGAAGCCTGTGACGATAAGGAACGGCGTCCGCTGACTGATAAGGTGGTGGTTGCCGACCCGGATGAAGTGACGTACAACATCAATCTGACCTACTACATCCCAGAGGAAACGACAGCTTCAGCTGCAGCTACTCAGCAGGATATAGAGGACGCAGTAGATGAGTATATCAAATGGCAGTCCGGAAAGCTGGGCCGGGATATCAATCCATCGAAGCTCAGTCAGATGATAATGGAAGCCGGAGCGAAACGGGTGACAATCACGTCACCTGTTTTTACTGTCCTTCAGGATGGCAAGGTTGAGGATGATATGACCTTTGAGGAAACAGTCCCTCAGATTGCCAAAGTGGGTACTGTCACCCTGACGAATGGGGGCAGTGAAGGTGAGTAGTTATTCTGTACAAAGCTTCATGGATAACCTGCCGGCGCCGATTGAGAAAAACGAACATCTCAATCAGCTGGCAGAAGTAGCAGCCAGGATCTTTCAAGTCTATTCCCCGAAGATACGGCTTGCCTGTCTGTACAGTGAGATTGATCACCTTGACGAAGCGATTCTGGACATCATGGCCAGAGACTTCAAGGTGGACTGGTACGACTATGACGGCAATCTGGAAACCAAACGGAGACAGATCAAGGACAACTGGTATATCCACAAACGCCTTGGCTCCGTTCGTGCTGTCGAAAGAGCGCTTTCCGATACGTGGATGAACACCACCGTTGAGGAATGGTTCCAGTACGATGGCGATCCGTATCACTTCCGGATCATCTTCGATGCTTCCGAAGATCTGAATCCGATTCACGTCAACGAAGGGTACAAGAAGGTTTACATGTACAAACCTGCCCGGGCATGGCTGGAAGACGATGAGGTGATTGTCCGGGTAAGTTTTGGAATCATCGTTCATACCGGAAAATTCAGCGCCAAGTATCATACGCCCAGCACAGGCACACGGCCCAGGTGGGCCACACACGGAAACAAGTCCAAGTCTGACATCATCGTGGAGACGGATTCCCTGTCCGGGAAATACCATTCCCTGATGACCGGCCAGATGACAACGGGCCTGCATCCGAACGTGGCTACCCACGGGCGGGATGATGACGGCGATCTGATTATTGACGCAGATGGTGGTCTTGCACAGTACAGTACAAGGCCCTGCGGTACTCCCCTGAATTCGTTGATGTAGGAGGTGAACAGGATGCTTACCACATACGCTTTTGATGACCTGCGGAACTTCATTAAGCGGGACATCTACAAAGCGCAGTACCAGAGATCCGGAAGCTGGTATGACGCTCCGATCACGGAGATTGTCATCACAAACGGTATCGTACGTGTCAAGGCTCAGGTATCACCCGGCGTTGCCTGTACGATTCAGGCGGTTCGGCTGATCAATCAGGAACAACAGGTTTTCTGCCAGAAGGCAGTCAACATTGTTCTGGAAACACCGAGTACAAACCTGATGCAATGGTTTGACTTCAGTATTACGGAAAGTGAGGTGAGCTGAGTATGTACGTATGGACTGAATGGGTTGACGAATCCGACCAGTACGAAAACCGATATCAGGAAACGGACAACGGAGACGGTACCATAACCCATCTGAAGGTGCGTGGCGAAGTGTATCAGGAAGGTACGCCGATGGACGCCGCACACTTCAATAAGATCGAGCAAGGTATTGTCGATACGCAGACAGCGTATCTGTTCATGCTGAATGGATTGCTGCAGCTGGATCGAGAGATCGAAGAGCGGATTGACGGAAGCGTTCTGGATGTCAGTACGCTGGCTGAATTCCTGCTGATTGCCCATGACTGGCAGAAAGCGGAGATTCAGGCTCTGCAGAAGGCCACGGTTCAGGAAACCGGAACGGTCACTCTGACGAACACAGCAACGTTCCCGTTCAACAACAGCGCTGTGTCTGTCCCGCTGACCAACACCCGGGACAACATGAACTATGTTGTCGAAGTGATTTCCGTTGCTGCCACTGGCGGTCCTGCCGGCGAGATTGAAATCTCTGACAGGCAGGTGAACGGCTTCAAGATGGCCTTTACCGGATCCGCTTCCAGCGTGACAGTCAAATACGCCGTGATCGGAGGTTATGACTGATGAGTTACCATGTTGTGAAATGGGGCGGAGATGGCCATGAGGGCAATTACAAGGAGATCATGATGGACAGTTCATCTGACCTGAGTCTCCTGCCTAATGCCAATACAGACCCTCCAGCCGCCCCAGGGAGCGTAGCTTACACAAAGGACATGGAGCACTCCTATCTGCTCGGCCCCGATAACGTCTGGCGGGAGGTGTAGCCCATGGACGTGTTGACGCTTGCCAAAGCAAAGAAATACGCTCAGGCGCTTATCGACACGCTCAGCGGAGAAGTCGGTGAGGATCTGGAAGAAATGGCCGGCGATCTGGAAATCATAGATTCTGACGGCGATATTACTTCCTACCTGATCATCAACTCGCTCCGGCAACTCGGATGGCAGATTGATGAGGATGCGCTGATCTGCGAGGAAGGAAACAAAACCCTGACCAATACCGGCAAGTTCCCGTTCAATAACAGTCAGCAGACGGTGGCCTTGGCAAAAGATCAAAAGAACGTCAAGTACGCCGTCATCGCTGAAGTGTCCAGTTCGAACGGTAATGCCGGAGAAGCGGTTGTCTCTGACAAGCAGACCAACGGATTCAAGCTGGCATACACCGGCAGTGCGAAATCTGCCGTTGTTCATTACATTGTGATTGGAGGAATCATCAAATGATTATCGTGAACAAAAACGAAGGGCCGAAAATTGACTACGATATCAAGGATACGGCCACAAAGAAAACCATCTGCTTTGACGATGATCTGACGATCAATCTGAAAAAGCGTGAGCAGGACTGGGCTGTTCACATTGATATCTGCCATGATGCAGACGGAGAACTGGTCATCGGTACCGCTGCCGGACGCCGGTATGTGGCTGAGATTGATATCCCGCCCAGGCGGTATGAGGAAGTACCGGACGAAGTTGGCGAAGGCGAAGAACCTTCTTCCCATCTGGAGCCGCTTCCGCTGGATCTGGATCTATGTACCCTGAGCCTGTGGGCTATCGAAGAAGAGGAATAAGGAGGATAAATCCATGAGTGCGAATTTTGATCTGACCAATCTGGCAATTCAGGCCCTGTGCCCGAACAACGAACTGCTCTTTGATGACAAGGGCCTGCCCTCTGTCATGGTGAAAATCCCGAAAATGACCTATGCTGAACTCGGCCTTGGTTCCAGCAACGCTGTCCATCCCGCTTTCATTGTGAACGGTCAGGAAGTGGATGCAATCTATATCTCCAAGTATCAGAATATCGTAAACAACGGTCGGGCTTATTCCCTTCCCGGACAGGATCCGAAAACCAGCATCAACTTTGATGATGCACGTGCAGCCTGTGAAGCCAAAGGCGCCGGCTGGCACCTGATGACACGTGCCGAATGGGCTATGCTGGCTCTGTGGTGCAAGAATAACGGTACTCAGCCGAAAGGCAACAACAACTATGGCAAAGACTCCACCGAAAGCGACTACTACGCCATTCCGTCCATGGCTCGTGACAACAGCAACAGACGGCAGCGTGTAGCCACCGGCACCGGTCCCCTGACGTGGAGCCATGACGGCACCGTGAACGGCATCTGGGATCTGAACGGCAATGTCTGGGAGTGGGTTGGCGGTCTGCGTACCGTCTACGGCGAAGTTCAGGTTCTGCTGAACAACAATGCTGCTGACGGCAACAATAGCCAGAGCGCTTCTTCCGCCCAGTGGAAAGCGATCAAGGCCAGCGATGGCACTTTCCTGACCCCGAACGGATCCGGCACCACTTCCGGATCTATCAAACTGCGGTGGGATACCAATCACTGGAACTTCACTGATTCCAACACCGGTGACTCCACCACCGAAGGCAAAGGATGCACCTTCGAGTCTGTAACCTGCGCCGCTTCGATCGGCTCTGCTGCTCAGCTTGTTCTGCAGGCTCTCGGCCTGTTCAAGTATGACAGCACCTCCGGCGCTTACAACGGCGATTACTTCTATGCGAATAGTATTGAAGAAGAGCGGTCTTTCCACTGCGGTGGCGGCTGGTACGATGGTGCGGCTGCTGGCGTGTTCAGCGTGAACGGCCGCAATCCTCGTTCGAACTCGTACGGCCACATCGGGTTCCGGTCCGCTTTTGTGGAGCTGCCAGCTGTTAGCTGAAAACTGGCGTCACCCCGAAAGGGGTGACATTCCCGCCGTAAGGCGGGAAAATTTTGTAGCCAAAAATCACGTATTCCGTGATAAACGAACAACATAAGTGATTTCCTCACAATTCCCACTTTTCTGCCTGCTTTTCTGGTATAATGCCGACCATCACTCCACCGAAAGGGGATGGGTCAGCGCATGGCAACGGATGACTTCAAACTCCTGCAAAAGGTTCAGGATATGATGGAATACGCTTACCCGGCACTGGCCCAGTTCCCGAAGGCGGAGAAATTCAGCCTGGCTCAGGATATCCGGCACTGCATGAACACGCTTCTGGAACTGACGATCACTGAGCAGAAGCGGTACACCAAGAAAACCACCTTGGAGTATCTGGATATCGAAAACACCAAGCTGAAGATCTACGTCCGGACGGCAATGAAGCTGAAGTTCCTGTCCTTCCATAAGTACGAAGTATGGGAAGCGATGATCATTGAGATCGGCAAGATGATCGGCGGTCTGCTCAAATCCGTCAATGACAGACCGAAGACATAGGGATCAGACCAGTTCGGCGGTCTTTCAACTGCGGTGGCAACTGGAACAATGGTGCGAATGCTGGCGTGTTCAACGTGAACGGCAACAATCCTCGTTCGAACTCGAACGGCAACATCGGGTTCCGGTCCGCTCTACCCCTCCATGCGAGAGCGTGGACGGCGTCAGATGTTTCAGGCTTATGGGCCTGGTTCCGGTACGCATGTAGAGGTAAAGGGGTCTGACTCCTCGGTCAGAAATGGCAGAAAAAGGTTCGGCTGTGTAATCCGTACCCGGAGAACCCGGACTGATAAGCACAGCAACCAGAATGGGGAGAATATGGAAAAGCACAGCGGAGTCTTTGAACGGTTTGTCCAACTCGAGAATCTGTATGGCGGATACCTGCTTGCAAGGCGTAATAAACGCTTCAGGCCGGAAGTGCTTTCCTATTCGGCCCATCTGGAAGAGAATCTGATTGATGCTCAAAATCATCTGATCTGGCAAGACTTAGTTGTTAAAGGCATCCATTCCTTTTACGAATACTTTCCGAAGGTTCGCCTGATCCATGCCCTGCCTTTCAAATACAGGGTAATGAACTGTGCGGCCTACAATGTGCTCTGGCCGATCTACAGCCGGAGCTTTTATGAACACTCCTACGGATCAATTCCCGGCAGAGGACAAGTACGGGCCTGTGACCAGCTGCAGCGGTGGCTGAGATGGAGCAGAAACAAACCGGAAAAATGGTACATCGGCAAGATGGATATCCAGAAATTCTTTTTCAGAATCCCAATAGAAGTTCAGATCAGGGAACTGATGAAACCTCTGGATGACGTGAAGATGCTCTGGTATCTTGAAACCATGATCCGGAGTGACGGCCGGCCTTTCGGAATGCCGCTGGAATACTCTGATCCGTTTGACGTGGACATGGTACCAGGAATCGGAATGCAGGTTGGCAGTCTGATCAGCCAGATGACGGCCAATGTGGTACTGACGCCTGTGGACCATTACATTAAACGTGTTCTGAAGGCTCCGAAGTACATCCGGTACATGGATGACATGCGGATCTTGACTCCCAGCAAACAGCAAGCCTGGGACATTATCGGCAGGACGAATGAATATCTGCAGAGTGACTTTGGTCTTCAGCTGAACCATAAGACTGCGGTCATACCGGCAGAACACGGCTGTGAGTACATCGGAAAGATCGTAACCGCTGATAAGATCCACATCAGGAAGGACTGCTCTCTGCGGATGAAAAAGCACCTTGATTATGTTCGAAGGGCTTATGCCGAAGGAGAAGTACCTCTGGAATATGCGATCTCTGTAATACAAAGCTACCTCGGTTTACTGAGCCACACATCAGATGAAGC